GTTATGTGTATCCAACATATCTGTACGTATATGCGTTTGTGCTGTACTAGTCAGCATTGTTGGTTTGTCAGCCATTTAATCCCCTCCTTATATTAGTCCTAAGTTTACTCCGTAGTAAGACTTAAGTTGTTTAGTAAGATTAGAAATATCTTCGTTCAGTTGCACTATCTCGGCAGAAGCTCCACCGTACATAGCGGATTGAGTTGTATCAATACTTTGTGATACACCATCAACGTTAACGGACATAGAAGCAATACCCGGTCCTATGATAAGTCGTCCCCACTGGAAGAATACTTCTTTAAGTACCATCTTAACGATTAATTCCCATAGGTTTGGGTGCATTTCGTGTTCTTGAGTTACTCCTCGTCTTTCTGGAGGTAACATCCCTGCTACGTACTCCAAATGGAACATTTGAGGGGCACTCTGATTTCCCATAGCTTGAGGCATACCTGCTATCATCGGATAACCTGAATACGCTTGTGCTAGGCTTAGATTCCCTTGTTCTCCTGATAGCATTAAAGTAGGAAGCATTTGGATGTGTCCCGGCAGTTTGTATACTCTCCACCACCTAGTAGGATAGTTAAATAAGGTACTTCCCCCGTATTCTAGAGTGACCTTCTCCATCTGAAGAATAGGTTTCTTATGAACGTGTAAATACATATGACTGTTAAAATCGTTTCTATTAAAGTCGTGGTGCTCTCTAACCAATCTAGGCAGGATAGCTATGTCTAGTATCTTCTCTACCTGAGAAATAGCAGTTTCGATTTTAGACTTATAGAAATAGTCTGGTAAATGCTGTCCTGTTCTCGGGTCAGTGATGTCTACTCCAAAGTGGTTAGCTTTAATATTCTCGACTGTTAGCCCGTAATCTTCTAATCTGTATTTATTCACGTCCTCTAGACTGATAAGTTTGTTGTTGCTATGTCCGTAAGGGTATCCCTGCTCGTTTGAAATCATATTAATCCCTTACCCTTCTCTTATTATTTTTCTTCCTTCTTAGCTTCTTCTTTCTTTGCAGGAGCCTTCTTTGCAGGTGCTTTCTTAGCAGGTGCTTTTGCAGGAGCTTTCTTTTCTTCAACGTATTTGAATCCCGGAAGTTTGCCTAACTCCTTTTGCTGAGCTGCTGTTAAATCTTTTGATTGTCCTTTATCGTCAAAGTTAATATCTCCGTAAACTGTTGCTACCTTTTTATTTGCCAGTGATTTATTTTCTAACATTTTACTCTCTCCTTCAAATTAGTTAAATAAAAAGGGAGCAGAAAATATATCTGCTCCCTATTCATTTTTATTCAATTTTGCTATAGTCCCTAGTCTCTATTATTTTGTTGGAACTACATCTGCTGCTAATGCAGGAATGTATTTAACGTTCTTAATGCGTACCCATTTCTTAGGAGCATATAGAGCTAGAGCACCGTACCATAACACTGTGAACGTAATTGTAGCGTTCATTTGTGCTAGTGGTAATCTCATCATTGGAAGTAGCTCAAGCAAGCTGATAACTTGTGGGCTCATCTCTCCAACGAATACGTCTGTAGTTTCTGGAATGATGTCGTTCTTATCTACAAACACGATTTCGTTATTTTCATTAGCTTTAGATACTGGAACTCTTGCAATCTCGAAGTAGTGACCAGTTTCTTTACCTTGACGGTAAACTGTAACGAATTGTGGTTGTGCTTGGTACATTGGTTGTAGTTTGATTGTTAATTCTACAGCGTCAGTTTCTTTAGATACTGTAGCTGCAACTGCTTCTGAAGCAACTGATTCAGCGTCATCAGAGAATACTACAACTTTGTAACTGTGAGCTCCTGTTTGTCCTTCACCGAACTGTCCACCTGCATTTTCCTTAACTGCTGCTGTAACAGATTGTGGAGGAAGTGGAGCGTTTTGCTGTGGCATACGGTCTTCTACTAGTACGTTGTCGTTCTCCATGATTGTTGAACCATGTAGACGGATTCGTCCTCTAGTAGACAAGAAGTCTGTTACCGCAAAACCAGTTGACATTCCACCTTCTTGTGATGGCATTAGAGCCATTTGACGTTGTAATAGGTTGTTTGTGAAGTCAGCTTGAACACCGATTGGCATAAATGCGTCAGTAGCTTGACCGTAACCTTTACCTACGATAACTGCTGCTTTGTTCAAGTCAGCTTCTGTTAATGTTTTACCACGTAAGTCCATTACGTTTGTCTTTTGGTCGATAAGTTTATGTAAACCATCGAACTCGATTCCTGCTTGCTCGTCAGGTTCGTTAGTTAAAGCTGCGTCCCCGTAGAAAATTGCCCACTCGATAGACTTAGCGATAACTGCGATAGCGTCATCTGTCAAGACTTGCATTGGGTCTGCAATGTTGTTAACTAGCCCTGCTGCAAGTGATTGTTGTTTAGTATCACTTAGGAACTTCATAGATACAGTCTTTTGACGGATGTTAGGGTCGTTGATAGAAGCTACCCCTACCTCACGTACAAATCGGCTGTGTCCAGTACGTCCGTGTTGGTTAAATACTGCGTACTTAACAACTGTTGAATTTACTTGCTGTTTGTGAATCATTGGATAGATTGTGAAGTCGTTTGTGTCGTAAGCCAACATCTTAACTTCGTCATCCAAGAACTCACGTCTTAGAGCTGCTGCATTTGTTTGGTCTTCCGGTGTCATACCGTAGCCAGTGGTAAACGTCTTGGAAAGAACTTCATCAATTTTTTCTTCCGCTACTTTAGGTAGCACTCGTTCTTTATTCTTGTTTCCCATTTTATTATATCTTCCCTTCTTGTGGTTTTATTTTTATTTTTATAATTCACAAAATTCAGTCTATTTTTAAAAATAGAGTGAAGAGGTTAGGAGGAGGAACCTCCTCACCCAAGCCACCCACTAGGGGTACTCATGTCATAATATAACACTTCATCGTTTATTTTTCTGAATTTTGGTGAATTTCTACAACTTGTTTAAATAAATCAATGTCAGCGTCTTCTGCTCGACCTTGTTTAACCCGTCCTACAGCCGCTCGGTAAGCCGCTTTCTCGGCAGGTTCTAATGTTGCTAGGTTCTTAGATACGTAGTTTACTACTGTAGACACATGGTCTAGAGCGTTGAACTCTACTTCTTCAGGTTCTGAATCTTCTTCAGATTCTTCTACGGATTTAGAGATGTAGTCAACTGCTTTTCCTTCAGGAGCTACAGATTTTTCTACTTCTTCTTCCTCTTTAGCTTCTACGTCTTCTTCCTTAGCTTCTTCCTTAACTTCCTCTTTGTCCTCGTCTTTAACTTCTTCCTCTTCCTTAGCTTCAGGCTCCTCTACTTCTCCCTCTTTTTCCGGTTTGATGAACTCACCAAGACCTTCTAAAGATTTTTCAAGTGATTCTACCTTTTCAACTAATTTAGCGTTAACCTCAAGGACCTTACCATAGGATTTAGTTAGAGCCTCGAAAACTCCGATGATGTCTTGTTCTGAGATAACATCTTCAGATTTTTCAACTTTTTCTTCCTTAGCTCCTTCTTTCTCCTTCTTCTTAGCTTCTTTCTTTTCCTTAGCCTTGTCTACTTTGGACTTTTCTACTTCCTCGTCCTCAGCTTCATCCTTAGCTTCGTCTTCTTCCTTAGCCTCGTCTTCCTTGTCTTCAGCTTTGTCTTCCTCTTTATCTTCTTCCTTGTCTTCAGCTTCGTCTTCTTCGACTTCTTCCGAATCCTCGGACTTTTCAACTTTCTCGTCCTTGTCCTCTACTTTGTCTTCCTCTTTTACCTCAGGTTCGTCCTTAGCTTCAGGTTTTTCATCTTCCTTCACTTCAGGCTCTACTACCTCAGGCTCAATGACTTCAGACTTTTCAAGTTCTTGCTCATTTAACTTTTCCAAATCTTCAGTTAATTTAGCAAATGACTGTTTTTTGCCCATGTCTCTATTGCTCCTTTCACTCATTGTTTTGGTTCATTAGCTTATCAATCTTAGCGACTGCCTCATTACGAGAATATCCTTTAAAGAGCTGTAAGAACATTACTGCACTCTCAGGTGTGTATCTATCCATCGAATCTAGATAGCCTCCCACCTCTTTCCATACCTGCTCAAACTCTTTAGGGTTGTCGATAGTTTTATAAGCAAATGATAGATTATAAAGACTTCTTGCAAGCGACTCTGTTCTGAGAGCTGCTGCGTCTGTTTGGGTCTCCGGTGTAATACCATGCCCTGTTAGGAAACTCTTCATGAAAGCCTCCCACGTTGCATTAGGGTTAGCCGGATTGGTTGTTAAAGCTACGTTTGTTACGTAGGTCTTCTCAATTATACGAGGGTCTTCTGGGTTTCTCTGTCTAGCAAAACCTTCAATAGAAAATCCTAACTTCCTATCAATACCGGATTTAGCTATGTTGTTTGCTAAGTTCCAGATACTCTTAGCGTAAGGGTTTCCTTTGTACAGCTTAGCCTCTACGAATAATCCTACATCATCTACGTGTGTTTCCCGTGTAGGTGCTCCAATCTTAAACTCTTCTCCTTGATGGTGCTCATAGTTAATGTAACCATGATTTAGGAAATGGCTAATATCAATCCCTGTAGGATTAATGATGTCATCTTGTAAGTCTAGGTCTGGAGTGGTTGCATATCCTCTCACGTACCACGATTTCTCTGTAGGGTTTTCATTACTCTTTGCTATAGAGTCTTCGATGTCAATAGGAACGAATAAATCAACTTTTCCATTATGTACCTTACTCAAGGTCCTCTCCTCCCTTCTATCTTACCATACGTAGAACGTTTGATAGTTTCTACGAGCTTAGTTTACTGTTGGTAATATAGCAGAAGCACTACTTAGTTTGGAAAACGGTGACTGAGAGGCTATTAAACCTCCCAATAAGTCCGCTCTCCCTCTTTTCTTGCCTGTACAGCTTCTTCAAAAGATGAGTACCTTCCAAGGTTAATCTTCTTACCCCTCACCTTAATATAAGCCGCCCACTTATTTCTCCCCCTGTCATACGATACACCTTTAGCTCCTGAAGTATTGTTTGAAGGGGTACGTTTGTTTCGTAGGATAGCACAGTAAGTCTCCCATACCTCCTACCTGCAAGGTCTTTCCTAAAACTCAAAATAATTTCCCCTACCCATTTCATCAAATTTCCCAATCATTTATTGGTTCTCCGTTTTCTCCTTTACCTCCCTGAGGAGTTGCATTGGTATTGTTCTCTGCTTTCAGTTGACCATCTTTTCCTACATTCTGGTTGAATGTATCTTTACCGTTTACGTTATCTAGATTTCCATTGTATCCGGTTTGTTGTGCCACAAACTGTTGCATTTCCATTTGTCGCTGTACTTCGATTTGCTCCTCTTGCAAGATTTGTCCTAGTCGTTGTACGTGAACTCCTGCTAGAATTACGTCTCCACCTTCGATTGGAGGGTAACCCAGTTCTTCACGAACGTCATTAATTGTAAGACCAATCTTAGCCTTAGCTTCAAGCATTTCAATAATTTGAGCTTCAGTTTGAGTATCCCCACCTACAAAGTGGAAAACATACTTGTCTCCAAACTGGGAAATTATATATTTGTTTACAGCGTCTTCTATGAACTTTAGGAGTGGTTCTAGACCTTTATCCTTCGAGTTACGAAAACGCTCCTCAGCACTACCTTCATTCAACGTATTTCCACTGTTCCCGGTTGCACCTCCACGGTTAGGGAAGTTAATCTCAGACGGGTCAATTTGGAATATACTTGTGATTACGTTAATTAAGTAGTTCAACCACTTCTCAAATTCCATGTCTTTAGAAGATTGTGTCATATTTACGAACTTAACATCTTCAGCAGTAACTACCGGAATCTTCCATGCTCCGTTAACTCCACTAAACATAGAAGTCCATTCACGTCTGAAGGCTGATAGAGCAGCTTGTGATTGTTCTTGTCCTGTTTTAATATGTAACAATCCACGGGTTGTACCGCCCTGAGAGAAGTATCTAGCGTTAAACACTTCTGTATTTTCGTGATATTGTAGGTGGTTCATAGCAATCTCTAATTCTGGGTAACCATAACGTCCCACTGTAACGTCTGTACGTGGGTTATGTACTTCCCAAGCCATCTCATGTGCTTTGAACTCTGCCACTTTCTGCTTGTCTAGAATTTGAACGTATCTAGTGTCGTTCTTCCCTTTGGGCTCTCTACCATTCTCGTCAACTGCTACATAAATAGTAGAAGCGTCTACAGCCTTAAAGTGGTTTATTTTCCCAGAACCATCATACACAAGCTCAAAGTTAATCTTGTCGTATGTTAGTCTATCTCGTACTAACTTCTTAACGAATGTCCTAAAATTGTCTCTCGTAAAGTCCTTGTCGTCTTTACCAGTATGCTGTAGGAATTTCTCGATACGTAAGAAATTAGCTTGGTCGTGGGATGTCGGTGTTTCTAGAGGGTCCTTTAATCGTACCTCGTAACCTATACCTTTATCACTGTACCTTGCAGGTGTACAGAATAATGAAACTTGGTTAACCCTTGTATTAATAATAGCGTTAAGGATTATATTTTTACGTGACCAGAGTTTCAATGTTTCTAATAGGTTATGGTTATTCTGTGCCGATGGAGCCTCTTTGTAGTCTGGGTTCATAGAGAAGTTACCGAGTAACGGTTCCTCATAGGCTTTTGCTCGTCCACGGTTCCTACTCTTCTGAAGATGTTCCTGTTCTAGCTGTCTGATAGCTAGCGACATATTATCATCTACAGGTATAACAGTATCATCGTGTTTCTTCCTGTTAGGAATCCAATCGAGAACACCCATTTCATTATCACTTCCATTTCTGATTATGACTTCCTGTGAATATTTTCTATAGGTATAGTTATTTTCGTATCATTTAGGTAAAAGTCCTCGTACCCAAAATCTTCTGAATACTTGAACTCTTTTCTGCTGTTCATTACATTCTCATATGTATCTATCTCTGGGTCTCCGTCTTTATTGATTAACAATATGTTGTCATCATCAATCACGTCCACTATCAATCTTTTATTTCCTTCACCTATAACGTACACAAATACGTTGGTTCCATTAATAGAGCGATAGTAACTAACTATCTCGACCCAGTTCATATCTCCTACAACTTTTTTGGCTTCCATCCATTTTTTATCTGAACTGAAAGATGACATAGTTGCCTCCTTCTTCACTGTATGCTCTATTTCTATTATAACATAGTTATGTTTTTTAGAAGCCATTACAGCAGTACTTACCTATATAATATAACAGATAGACATAAAAAGACCCATAGAGGAGACCTCTACGGGTTAGGGAGATGTTTCTTTATGAATAGGGAAACGAGGTATAGGAGAATCGAACTCCTATTTCTGCATAGACAGTGCAGCGTAATGACCATTATACCAATACCCCATATAGTTAACTTATATGTACATGTGCCCACGATAATCCTCTTTTTATGAGGCTCACGTTGGACGGAGAAATGTTGAACATCTTGGCAATGTCTTTTTGTGGTACACCATCTCTTAGATGTATCTTAATTTCTCTTACCTTGTCATCAGTCAATTTTGATGAAGGGTGTTCTGAATCTTTTGTACGATGTCCTTTTAGATTATCGGTTGTTTTTCTAGCTGCCCCAGTAGGCTTATACTAAGCCTAATGATTTATTAGTTACAGCCCGACCCTAATTAGAACACCAGTCCTACCACCTGCAATAGTTACCTTCATACCGCTTGTTACCTGAGAGGAGTCAACCAGTATAAAGGAACATTCCTAGTTTCGTTAGTGGTAAGTCCTTAAATCGCTCCTAATGGATGGTACCCTCCAATTAAGTATCATTAAGGTCCTACTCTATCGGGAGTAGGCAAACCCGGATTTACTCGTTTTTTACTGAAGGAAAGGAGAAAGCCTAAGAGAAAACCTTCATCCAGTGTACGAAGCCGGGGGAGTAGCCTCATACACTCAATGAAAGTCCCATAGCCCAAACCACCGCAGAACAGCTATGGATAGTGTCCTATTATTGATGACCTGAAAATGCTCTTGTCAGGTGATACGCCTTATCAGGTCACGGACACTGTTTTCTCCCCTTTTATCACACC